GTGATATCAAAAAGTGTTCTACAAATAAATCGCATTGATAGTGCGATCAACTTTTACTGAGCTGATAGATAACTTTCACTCTTTCCAGTGCATCTTGTAAGGCAGCGTTTGTTTTAGCAGCTCTGCGTATTTGTCCCCAGAGCTGATCTTCTTGTAGTTGTGCATGTAGATCCTGAGCTTTGGGACTTTGACTATGTAACTGTCGTTGTGTCGAGCCTGACTCGCGCACATAAATTGTTTCACCACCATCGGGAGACTCGTAGATAACTGCTTCAGTAATTTTGTTGACCATCATATTGTGTGTATTTAATGCCAACAAAAAACCCCAGGTTTTATTCTGGGGTTGTTTTGAAATAGTAAATTAATTACTGAGTAACGAATGTTGCAGAAGCAGTAACGTTACCTGTTGAAATACCGATATTCAACCCACCTGTTGCATTGGCTTGTTGAGCCGCAGTAACAATAGTTGTTGTATTAGCTGCACCTGTAGGATACACAGCAATATTTAAAATCTGTGGATTTGAAGGATTAACTTGATACATTGCAATTGTAGTAGTTTGTTGAATAGCTTGCAACACATTGGAAACATAACCATAAGCGTTACCAGCACCTGCCACGCCCAAAGAACTGTTAGCAGTCAATGAGAAGAAGTCAAGTTTTGGACCTTGAAAGTTTGTTACACTTGCGTTGGCAAGGTTAGCTGATTGTGCAACTGGGCCGTTGAGGACATCGGTTGCAAATACCGGTTGTGCACCACCTGATACTGGGGTAATATAAGCCATTTTAAAATCTCCTTAATAGATAGGCATGAAGCCTTACTTTTATTTACCTTCTGATTTAAAAAACAAGGTTTAGGAGATCAATTCTGGGTTGTTTAATGCACGATTACCTGCTGAGAATCCAAATCTATTGACCAGTTTGGCACGGCCTGCAGGAGTTGCTAGCACCCATCCTTCTTGACCAGGTTGTTGACGATCCAGTTGTTGTAGTAAATCACTCTTGAGATCATGCAAGCCCAGAAACGCAGTAAATGCAGCGCTGATACCTTCCATGTTGGATCTTGGACTTTGCAAATATTCTACTATGTTGGCAAATTTCCTAGGTGTTACATTATTGCGTAACCATTCACCAAACCCTGGCAACAAATTGTCAAAGTTTGTGGTAATTCTACTGTTGATATAACGCTTGCATAGAGCTGGCAAATCTGTTATGCCATGAGCACGAAGATCCTGTGGACTGAATAATTGATCAATGGCAGGGCCTTTGGCTCTGACCAATTGCTTGATTTCTCTTACCAACTTGGTGTTAGGTGTAATGTTTTGTATTTCTTTGACACTGGGCTCAATCAATAAAAGGCCAGGAACAGGTTTTAATTTAACATCGCCCAGTGGTTCGGCTGGACTCATTGGGTCAGCTATTTTTGTGTGTATGGCAATACCTACTTCGCTTTGTCCAATCTGTTTTCCCAAGTTACTGGATGCTGGAATTTTGTATTCAATGAAGTTGGGCTTGAACACATATGCGCCAGCAATCTCAGGAGGAGTACTTGTATACAACAAATCACCTTGTATATAGCCACGATACGAAGCAGGTACTGCTGCATTCAGCATTGGCCAAAGTTTGACATAGATAGCAATTAAATCACCGCGTTCGCCACCGCGCTGGTTCATGATTCGAGCAATCTGTTCCGGACTGGTGGCTAGCCCGTCGTAGCCCTTGGCCAAAAATCCAGATTTGTCAGTTAACACAAATTCGCCTGTGGGTTTGCGACCAAATATAATAGCGGGTTTGCCATCCCATTTGACTGTGGTAGTTTTTGCAGTATCTGCGGCCGCCGCATCAATGATAGCTAATGCTTCGTGGATTCCCCGGGATCCTTTTTCAAACACTAGATCTTCAAGGTGCTCAATACGCACATCCTTAGCGGATTCTACCAAGGGGCGCATGCCTTGATTCACAATACGATCTCTGAGTCTGGCCAAGAAGTTGGTGTCTGACTCTCCGCGAGTCTCAAAGAAAGGCACACCTTCTCTAGCAAAATGTTCTCTGGCATCAGCCAGTTTGGCATCACGCTTGGGATCCGTGGCCAAGGCTTGCATAATGGTTTCTACACTGTACAAATCATCTCGTGTGGCCTTGTTGTTCAACAACAGTTTGGCTACTTTGTCTGGATTATCGCTGATAATTTGATTGGTGGTACGATCAGCAATGCCAGCAATTTGATTCAACTTGAAGCCCATTGACTTGGCAATGGAGTTCATTAGTATATTGCGATCAACACCTTTGTATTCTGAATTAGCCGGAGCAGTCAACACAAACTTTGACCAAGGCACATTTTTTAAAAACATAAAATCTGTTTGTACATAGCCCTTGGCAGGATTACCAACTATGGGTGTTTTAAAGTGTACTGCGGTGCCTGTTTTCTTTATGTAGTCTTCGGGTTTGAGTCCGTGACTTTGTACCCACTGACTGAGTCTTGTGACCAATTGTTCTTTGGTAACTAGATTGGCATCTACTGCAACATCCAAGTCGCCAGATGTGGGTTTGAGACCTGTGCTGCCTAGTGTGTTGTTTTGTAGATCAAGTCCTGGCAACATCATGTCCAGCCAGGCCAAAGTGGGTTTGACATCGGTTTGATTGATGCGTTGTGTCAGGGCGCGGCCGTCGCCATCTTTGAATACATTGCCGCCTTCAAATATGTTCATTCTGGTCTTAATCCCATGGCTAATAGTAATGCATCAGCTTGAACATTTCCTGTGGAATGGAAGTTGGCATTGCCGCCAACTCTGAGTATTTGTCCCACTTGATCTAATGCTTTGTCGTTTATTCCGGCTGCTCTGAGTTTTTGTTTTAGTTGATACTGAGCGGCTCCAGCACCAGGAGCTATTCCAACACTTTTTTTGTTTTTATTGGACTGGCTGAGTGCTTGCATGCCAGCAGTTGCCAACATTGCATATTGCTCAATGAACTGTGCCTGTTGAGGAGTCCCTCGAGTTTGTACTATCTTATCCAACAGCCCATCAAGTTGTTGTCGCATGCCAGGCAACGATCTTACCATTTCCATAGTAAGTGTTTCGTAAGTGGTAGGATCTTTGCTTTTAAATTTGTTATCGCTCCATCCCAAAAATGATTGTTTGTAGTCAGTGGCCTTGGGCCCAGCAGTGGTCAATGCTTCAGCCATTGATTGTTTGCCCAAGGCTGCTTGAATTCGTTGCTGAAGTTTTTCTTGTTCAGCAGGAGTAGGTGCTCCTGGTTGTGTTCTTTTAATAGTTGGCGCCACTGTGGGTTTTTTTGGTACCACTGCAGCAGCCGGAGATGGAACATTGTCAACTGTGACGCCATTTTTCTGTAGTGCGTCTCCAAGAGTTTTTAATGCGTTAGGCTTGTCTGTGGTATTTTTCCACATTTCTGGAGCATTTTTGGCCAGGTATTGTCCAAGTTGTGTAGTGGTTACCTGATTGTTGTTTCGTTGAGCAAAAGAAACTATGGTAGGAAAAAGTTTTGAAATGGTGTCATAGTCATCTAGTCCCACAGTGGGACTGGTCACAGTTGCGGCCTGGGCAGCCCAAGCTGCCGCAATGGATTTTGCGTACTGTGCAATGGCTGGATTTGTTTGAATTTGTTTGAGTTTATCTTCCCAATTGGCACTTGGCGGTTTATACTGTGCACCATAGCCTTGTTTTTCAAGATCAGCTGCATGTTTAGCTGCCACCCCGGTATAGTCTCCTTGAGCTTGTTGTATTATATTTTTGCCCGTGGATTTTAATTTGTCAAGAAATCCTTCTTGCAGTCGATATTGTGTTAGTTCATGTATTTGCATCTGTGCGTCTCACGGTACGAGTAAATTTTCCAGGATCTCTGAGTTTAATTGCATTAATTAATTTTCGTTGCAGATTGTCTGCTTGTTCAGGAGTGTAACTAGCATCAATTTGCTCCAGTAATCTTATAGCACTAGAAATTATATTAGATGCACGACTTTCTATAACATGACGCTGATCGCGCTCATTATACAAAGCATCTAATTCTTCAAGTAAACTACGAGTTTTCTTTTGCATTTTGGTTTAGGACCTTTTCATTATTTATTTGATTGTAGCACATACTGTCCATAAATACAAGATGGATACATTCTGTGTGTTACCCTGGGTAGGTAAAGAAATTCGATGGAATAATGCACAAACGCACTGTTGTTTATTGGCTCCCCAATATGATATAAATCAAGTTAAGTCAGACTTATTAGCAGGAGTTAAAACACCTGCATGTCAAAAATGCTGGAACCTTGAAGAAAACGGAATAAAAAGTGATCGGCAAGTTAAAAATGCAGCACTTGATTTTTACTGGAACCGAGACATTGAAAACATAAAAAATGATGCAATCAACGGTAAATTAGACCGTGTTTTGATGCTTAAATTATTTACCAGTTATACATGCAATGCAACCTGCATTAGTTGCGGGCCTGGTTCTAGCAGTAGCTGGGCACAATTAAATCATCGGACTGATCCAAAAATTCCTTTATCAAAATATAAATTTGTTGATTTAGACCAAGTAAATACTCAAGTTGATTTTAAAGAACTTAAGATGCTGAGTTTAATCGGCGGTGAACCGTTGTATGAAAAGAAAAACTTTGATCTATTAGAACACATTATTGAATTAGGAAATACTAGTATATTTCTAAGCATGGTAACCAATGGTAGTGTAAAACTGAGTACTAGACAAAAAAAAATATTGTCAAAATTTAAAAATATTAATTTTTCTGTCAGCATTGATGGCACAGAATCTGTTTTTGAATATCTAAGGTATCCACTTAAATGGGCAGATCTTAAAGATAATCTAAATTTTTTTTGGGAAGTAGGCGGCAATGTTAGTTCTAATTATACATTAAGTAATCTTAATGTCCTGTACCACACTCGTACATTAAAATGGTTTGACGAGAATAATCTGGTTTATTCTATTAATCCAATTTATAGACCAACTTGGTTGCAACCACGAGCACTGCCAGAATCAATTAAAAAAGTATTGAAACAACAATTATCTGCAACTGACTATAACACATTTATTGGGCCAATACACACCGAACAAGATCAACTTGATTTTCAAACAATGCTTTCACAAATTAAAATACAAGATACGGCTAAAAAAATCCAGATGAAACATTACCTACCAGAATTACATGATCATTTAATTAGTTGGGTTTGACTGGTTTTGGATTGTAATGGTTCAATATTTTTGGCATTGCTGACTGCAAATCTTCTGGGTATTTACTAACTTCTTGGTCTATAAATTTTCCTAAATGATTTTGCAATAACAGTTCGCGATTTTTAAATAGTCTATCTTGGTGAATTAGTCTTAATTCTTTTGTTTTGTCTACATTAGACAGTAGTTCTAAATTAAGAAAAAATGCATAATAACATCTTTCAATCAAAGTATCATAATTTTGATAGCTATGGTCAATGACATCATCAAATGTATCAAATCCTATTCTTTTCCATTCGTTGGCTTGATTATATCCACCTACCCAAATTGGAAAAGTTAAACCTAGCATAGCGTATAAAGTTTTTTCTGTAAATACCGCAGCTTTTTGAAATCTTGTTGACTCAGTTATCAAAGAGATAGCAGAATTTAAAAACAGATTCTGAAGACCGTTTTTCCAAGTCCATACATTACCACCGTAATTGCTAATTGAACTATGATTTGTTTCCTGCATTGGAAATTCAATAAATCGTTTTTCTAATTGTATTGGTGCTAACAAAAACGATCTTGCTTCTTTATTCAATGGAGATTGACTGCCTAATAGATTTAATTCGGCAATTATATCCACCATGTCAAAATTTTGATCAACAGCTGACCAGGTATAATCAAAATTTAATAGATTGAACCACTCAACAAATTTTATACACAAAAATCTGTGTACTTCTTTTTTATTAATCATAAAATTAAAACAATTTATTGTATCAATGTTTTTTTCAAATTCTATTTCATTGATGATTTGTTTTGTTTGATGGTCAATGGCCAAAGGCAAGCCATAAAATTTTAATTCAGAAAAAAAAGTAATATTATCACTTACAATATATTTTGGAGAACCTTTTTTTAATGCATAATCAATGTATCCACTGTCAAAAACATCAGATATATGTAATATATCATTATCTGTCAGCTCATTGATGCTGTCTAACTTATTTTTATATTGCGAAGTCAAAATTACACGCATTTGTTATCCATTCTTAATTTTACCAAGCAATTGCTTTAGTTTGGCACTTTGTACATCTGCTGTGATTTTGCCTATTTCACCTGTGTCGCTGTCAATCTTTTCTATTGGATTGTTAATACGACTTTGCGGCTTGATGCTTTCATAAATGCTGGGCTTCTTGAATGATCCGTTGTCATCATCACCGCCATTGTCTGTAATACGCATGGTTTCAATGTTGTATTCCAAGTCAATCTTTTGACCAACGCCTGTTGAACTACGCGATTTCATACATTGAATCTGATACTTGCCACGCTCTTTCATGGCACGACTTGTAAAGATACCAAACACATTGTCAGCAGTATTGATCTTTGAAATACCGCCTGAAATATGACTGTGGTCAAATTCTACTTCTTCAACTGCACTACGATTCAACTGCGATGCAGTTACCATCAGCACACCTAGCTCTTTGGCCAAGTTACGCAATTCTTCACTCACATATTTGTCTTTGACAAACAAATCGTTAGGGCTAACCTTGGCCGATACTGGCATCAACAAGTCCAAATAATCAATCATCACAAAGTCCACACGCTTGCCAGTTTGAATTTGATACTCTTTCAAATAAGCTCTAATGTCATTGATGTTGCTTTGTGCTGGCAGTCCTTTGACCTGATAGTCTCCGGATTTTTTTGCAACCAATTTGACTTTGAGTTCTGTCGTGCCGATATCCTTGCGAATGTCCTTGGTGCTCATGTTGGTCAACATAGCATCAGTACGCAGACTTGTGAGTTCTTCTGACAGTTCTAGTGTAATGTAAACACCACTGAGTCCTTGTTGCAACCAGTTAAGTGCAATGTTCATCATAACCAATGACTTACCCGAACCAGATCCGCCTGCAAAGATGTTTAGTTCTCCACGACTAAATCCGCCATACAGCAATCGATCCAGCTGTGGCCATCCTGTTGATACTTGTCCACCTGAGTTGAAATACTTTTCAATCCTGGCTTTGGGATCAGCAAAGTAATCTGTACCCATGTCCTTGGTCAAACTAATTTGTACCGCATCTTTGATCAGTTTCTCAACTGGATCGTAGTCGCCTTTTTCCAACAAGTCTGCGGCTTTTAAAATTGCACGCTCTAGTTCTTGTCTGCGGGTAAAC